AACCCCATTATACCAGAAAAACGGTTATAAATGTAGAAAAGCCCGGCTTTTGCCGGGACTTTGTCTACAGTCTGAAGACTCCTTCGGGAGTCTTTTTTATTTGCAATCAGACCACTTAGAAGCCCTAATCATCGAATTGGCTTTTTTGATATGAATAGATAACCTTATTTTGTCGTGTTATTTACAGCCAACGATTTTCAACTTTTTACTCATTCATATTGCTCCTGCTTGGACAATCTGGATGAGTATTTGAGTTTGTAGGCAAGATAGAAGATAAGCGACACATACTAAAATAAAAGACGAAACAAAAAGAGCGGTTTATAAGGCCGCTCCCGTTTTTTAGACTGCTTCTTAATAAAATAATTTTTCATAGTCAATCCGGGGAAAATCCATGTTTTCTGTGATTTCGGTTATGTCATATCCAATGATAGGCGTTGATGTGCTTATGTACTCAACAGAGGGAAAATCTGAAACATCATACCCAATGACAATGATTCTATTATCCGTTGTTGCCTGTATGCAGTTTACAGCAAAATTCCCCATTAAGTATGTATCTTTGTTTTTATTGTCCACTATTTCAATGCCGGAATCATACAACATTGAGTTAGCTTTTAAGGTATTAAGCATATTTATGTGTGGGAATCTGGCTTTTTCGTAGCCCTGAATAAATGTTGTGAAGATCCGTTCCAATGCGATATATTCAAGTGGTGATAAATCGCTTCTATAATTCAGTTCGTTTACGTTTTTGATTAGCTTCATAGACATTGACCCTTTCCATGGTTATAATATTATTATGTGTCTAATCTATATAAAGAGGGGCTTTCACACCGATTATATGATTCATATGTGGTTATTAATGTACGGGTGATTATTAGGGTGATTGGTGTTTCTGCCCCTCGTACTCATATTATAACCGACTGATAAGGCGGATGTTAATGTCAGGGAGGCGAACCGTGATTATAACCAAAATATGAAATCAAATTTCTGTCATGATGTCGGTTTACATTTCCTTAAAATCCGGTTACAAGTCCAGTTTGTCAATAGTATCTTGAATCCGTCTTTGTGCCACTTCGTAATATTCCCCGTTTAACTCATATCCCAAATATTGCCGCCCTAACTCTGTACAAGCTACCGCCGTAGTGCCGGAGCCGAGAAAAGGATCTAACACTATATCCCCCGGTTTACTGCTATTGCCTATAAGCGTTTTAACAATGTTTAATGGCTTTATAGTTGGGTGTGGATATTCTTTTTTATCCAGAACATTAGTCGGTTGAAAATAAGCTGTTTTTGCTGTCTCGTATGATGTAGGTTGACAATAGCCGCCCTTACGAAAATAGAGACAATACTCTTTGTCAGATAAATATTTGTTGTGGAAAGTTGGAGGTGAATTGGTCTTGACCCATGTAATAATGTCAAAGGAACAGTCAAGCTCCCTCACAAAGTAATTTAGATAATCCGGTATCTGTGCTTTATTGCACCAGATATATAGATTGATTGTCTTTAACACCCTTACCAGTTCAGGCAGGACAGCAGGATCAAGACCACCCACAAGTCCATTATCCCGTAATTCATTGTTAATGGGCTGTAATGTCCTTGCAAGCCTTGTCCGGCCCCCGGCGTGGGTATCTTTAATCAGATATGGGGGATCGGTTAGAATCAAGTCGATAGAAGCGTCAGGAATGGCCCGTAAACCCTCCAAACAGTCCTGATGGTAGATTGTGCCGTATGCGGTATTAGAAGCCGAAACAGACGGCTTTTTTATTGTATCATTCAAATGTTTCACTCCTTATGTTAGGCTTTTGCCTACATAGGAAATGATGTGAGAAGGGGATGACAACATATCCATATTTTGGTATAATTGGCGTGTCAAATAAATTTTGGAGGTTTTCATCATGAGCGAAGAACTTATTTCTATATCAGTGGACGAGTTGAAAGAAGCAGAACAGGAACTAAAAGAGTTTGTAGCAGAGAAGCATTTACATTATTTGTCCGCGTGTGAAGATACCCTAAGCCGAGAATATAAAATTACATTACGTGACAAAAAAGCACTGTTTGATAAAGTGATGAAATCGGGGAAAACAACAGAAGAAATAGACAAGGAAAACTTTGATAACCTAATGAAAGGGATTCATTTTACTACGGAGCAGATTTGTAATTATATTGCAAATCCAGAATATTATAAAGAATCCTATCCGCTAGTTGATGTGGGTAATTTTGATGACGCCATTGAAAAAGAAGCCACAAAAGAGGCATTTTTCGGATTGTTGAGAAGTTCCATGAGTAATTCCCCGGATAGGTGGGAGAAACATTTTGCTGAACTCAAAAATAAGAAAGAAAAAGCTACATACACAGCCGAGGAGTTGTTGGAAGCAGAAAAGGAACTAATTATAGCGGTTGAAGAATTTTTTACCGATCTTGCATTAGAGTGCCTTGACGAATTAATGGAAGAATATAGGCCAGACGAAGAAACCCTATCAAAATTAGATAAATATGCAGATGACGCTTTTTTAGAAGGAATAGAGTTAGAGGACTTTGTGGATCGTGTTTATGCACTTACCTTTGACGATCTGAAAATGGCAAAGATAAATGTCAGTGTATCAGATGTTTTAGGTTATATTAAAGACACGAAATTTGTGGAGAAAAATCTCTATACTTTTATCACCGAAGATTATAAAAAAGCCTATATACGCAAGCAGTATGCAATAGATTTTTTCAGTGATATGTATGAGGACGATTTAAACGACATGGAAGATACCGAAGAATAGACCATTCAAAGAGCCGGACAGCCGAGAGGTTGCCCGGTTTAAATAAAGGGGAACTTATGGAACATTTATATTGCTTACCGGAACCAAGTATCATGTCAAAAGAGAATTGCGAAAAGATACACAACATCATGGCGAGAGTATCAGAACAATATAAGGTTAATATAAAGCCGGAGCCAGTGAAAATTAATCAAACGCCTTGCCCGTCCTATTATGAAAAGTACAGGATATATCCGAAAACGGAAACCGATCTTCTGCATAACATGGTATTTAATGTTTGTAAAAACCAACAGGAAATATCATTGATGAATAGCTGTATATATGGTTACTGTGATGGTAAAACGACTGTATTATTGTGATTCAGGAATCCCGGTATGGTGATATGCTTAAAAGACTATACCGGGAGATTCTTTGCATAACCATTTATTAATGTAAGATATACAATTTTTTTAATACAAAACTTTGGTGATAACTATTGAACTTTTGGGAATGATATGATAGAATGTTGAACATCAAAGAGGATTATACAAAATCGTTATACAAGTAGCGGGAATTAAAAAGTGTTAAGTTGTAGAATCCTCATAAATACGATGTTTTTGGGCTATCGCCAAATGGTAAGGCAACGGACTCTGACTCCGTCATTTCAAGGTTCGAATCCTTGTAGCCCAGCTTAGAAACGTTTCAGTTTTTGATAAGTTTTAAAATTAAATGCGACAAGAGGTATTAAAGCCTCTGCCGCATTTATTTTTTTACGGTAGATTGAAGTAAAAAGCATAGTGCGGTAGAGCTTAAAAAACTCTATCGCACTATTTTTTTATCCAAAAATCAGAAAGGAGCGGGAGAAATGGCACGCAAGTACAAGAGATTGAGCTATGAGGACAGAAAGACCATAGAAGAAATGTGCCGGAACGGAAAGAAAGCGGACGAGATAGCAGCGGCTATGGACGTGCATAGAGCCACGATTTACCACGAGCTGCAAAGGGGCGGTGCTGGTGGTGGTAATAGGCAGCAGTACAGCGCAGATATGGCACAGAGGGCGATTTAAACAGAAGAGGGGCAAAGAATGGCAGTACATACAAAATTAGATTTATTTCAAATGCAGAGCTTGCCGTTAGATGCAAAAATCAGAATGACAGTAAGACGTATAACAGATTTTATAGAATATCACGACGCATACATAAGCATAAGCGGCGGGAAAGACAGCAGAGTTTTAGACGATATAGAAAGCCGTTTCATAGGCGCAGGGCTGCCGAGAGTGTTTGTTGATACGGGTTTAGAGCATAGGAGCGTAAGAGCCTGCGGGAAGAGGCACGCAGACGTAACAGTAAGACCAGAAAAGAACTTTAAGCAGATTATTACAGAGTACGGATACCCAGTAATTTCCAAAGAAGTAGCGCAAACAATCGCAGAGGCGAGGGTAGGGCTTAAGAGCGGAAAAGGCTATACATACAGAATGAAAAAGCTGGACGGCGTAGCGGTAGATAAAAACGGGGAGAAAAGTAAGTACAACATACCGCAGTATAAATTTTTGCTTGATGCACCATTTAGAATATCGCATAAATGCTGCGACTACATGAAAAAGAAACCAGCTAAAAAGTATGAGAAAGAAACGGGTAGGCTGCCAATCGTAGCAACAATGGCAGAAGAAAGTAATTTAAGACTGCAAAAGTGGTTAAAGCATGGCTGTAATGCTTTTGATTTAAAGCGTCCAATGTCTGCCCCTATGTCGTTTTGGAGCGAAAATGATGTTTTAGAATATTTGCTTAAGTATGAGGTTGATTACGCAGAGTGCTACGGAGAGATAGTACCAAAATTAGACAAAGAGCAGATACGAGGACAGATAACAATATACGAGGCTACGAATGATTATAAAGGCTGCCAATTTTGTACGACGGGTTGTAAGAGGACGGGCTGTATATTTTGCTTATTTGGAATACTGCAAGATAGGGACAGAATTTTAAAGCTGGAAAAGGAAGATAAGCGGCTTGCAGATTATGTATTAGGTGGCGGGGAATATGACAAAGAGGGTATGTGGATACCGACAAACAAAGGGTTGGGCTATATGAAAGTATTAGATTTTTTAAATGAAAACGGTTTAGAGATACCATATTAGGCGGCAGCAGCCGCAAGTAAGCGCCCTTAATTCAGTGGGAGAATACCGCAGCCGGATATAGCGGGGGCGCTGGTTCAATTCCAGCAGGGCGTTTTAGGTAGCAGTTTGGCGAGCTGCACCAGAGGGCAGCAGGCGAATAGCTGCATCTGGATACCGTGAAAAAATAGCAGCGGGTATACCAGCTATAAAGTATGCAGTCGTTCAACAGGTTTTAAGCAGCTTTTTAATGTGAAAAGCGCCCACACGGTAAATTACGCCAGAATAGGGAGCGGTAGCAATGAAAATTACGAGAGCGCCGCCAAAAGAAAGAGAGGCAGGGAATGGAGAATATAGCCCCCATACAGATAGCAGAACTAAAACGAGAAAAACGAGTAGCAGTAACAGCAGCGTATAGAAGAGGGTACGCAGATGCGCTGGAAGATATGCGGAAAAGGCAGAGGGAGAAGAAACGCCGCCTCCAGTATTTTATCATACAGAAAAGGAACGGTGTAGCGTTACTGGCATTTACGGCGTTGGCAGTTTACATATTAGAGGGGGACGCTACAATAGCGATTTTTACAGTGCCGTTAGCGCTGTATATGATTTTTAGCCGGGAAATGTGCATAGTGAATAGCTATTACTGGGAAACGAAAGAGAGGGAAACTAATGGACGAAAAGACGATACAGCGCATTAAGAAATTGCAAGCACTGGCAGAGCGGGGCGTAGGGGGAGAAAAGGAAACAGCGGCAAAAATGCTACAGCGCCTACTTGAAAAGAACGGCATAAGTACGCTGGAAGAACTGGAAAAGGAAGAGATAGAGTATTTTCTTTTCAGCTATAACGGGCGGCATGAAATAAAGCTACTTAAACAGTGTATGTATAAGGTACTGGGCTATTCGGATAATACAGAATATTACAGAACCAGAGGAAAACGACAGAAAATAGGAATTTACTGCACAAAAGTACAGCGGATAGAAATAGAGCTGGAATTTGAATTTTACAGAAACGTATTTTACGAGGAGTTAGGCACATTTATGAACGCTTTTATACAAGCGCAGAAAATTTTTCCAGAAGATGCGCCACAGAGTAATAAAGAGTTATGGGAATTTAGTGAGGACGAAATTAGAACGCTGCAAATGGCAGAGGGAATTAAAAAACGGACACGGGCAGAAATGATAGAGGACAGAAAGGGAGAACATGAGGAAGAAACATAGACGAGAAAACAAGGCGCTTAAACTACTGATATGGATAGCTGCGGCGACAGCAGGAGTAATAGTTATTGCATTATTTGCAATGCTTACCAGCCGAGAGCCACAGCAGGAACATAAGAACACTGATAAAAAGCAGCAGGCAGAGCCTCTGGTAGTTGAAGTGCCGGAGCAGGCGACAGAGGGCAGCATACGGGTATTTGATTATGACGGCTGCTGTATTTACGCATATTACGGAAAAATCGAGATAAGGAACGACGGCAGGGACGGCAAAGAGATTGATATAGTTTGTGCCGGATACTTAGAGGGATACGAAGAACACAAAGAGCCGGACGAAACCGGGGAAAGAAAGGCAGAACATGAGTAACGTATATATACGCAGCCAGAACAGAGAAAAGCTGTATCAGCTGGGCGGCAACTATGCAACATTAGAGTATGTGGAATATATGAAAAAAGGAGCAGAAGAGCGCCACACAATAAGAATAGGAAACGGGTGTACGGAAGAAATTGCAGAGTATGAGAGTAAAGAGCGCTGTATAGAGGTACTGGACGAGATAGAGAAAGTATGCAGCAGCTATTTATATGCAGCGGGCAGCATGGGGCTTATCAGAGGCAGCACGCCTACGCCGCCTATGGCAACGGATATACCGAGGGTATATCAGATGCCGGAGAGGTAAGGGCTGCGCATGGACGAATACAGCGAGGCAGTAAAAGAGTTTTACCGAGTATACAGACCATTACAGAAAAAGCACAACTTGCGTATGCACAGCAGATTTAGCATATATGACGACGGTTTTATAGAAATCTGGGAGTATACCGGGGAGAAACGGGGAAAATGTGTATGCAAGGTAAAAGAAGAAAAAGACGTAGAGTGTTACAAAAGAGCGACAGAGGAACTACAAAGCTATGGAAGAGAAAGAGAGGGCGCAAGACATGAGCAAAGGGCAGGATAAAAAAGAAATTATGCCGAACTTTTTAAAAGACCTTAACACGGAAATTTTAGAGCAGCTGACAGCGGGCAGCAGTGAAAAGAACGTAGTAGGACTGGCAGGGGACGTAAAGGAGCTGAAAGTAGTAGAGGATATATGCGGGCTGCGGTTTAAGGGGTATCTGGGGCTGATTGAGGTAGAAAGACCGAGCGGGATAACGGACACGCTGGTAGTAGCGTTTGCGTGGGACACGCCGTATAAATCGACGAACGGCGTAAAGTTTGACGTTTTGCGGGAGTATCCGGCAGGCAGCAGGCTTTTACTTTACGGGAAGATGCAGACACTTAAAGATTTTTCCACGGGGCGGCAGCAGGTTTTTGTACTGGCTGATTTTGTGGCATTAAGCCCAAAGGCAGAAAGGCAAAATGACATAGTGTTAGTGGGCGAGATTGTATATAAACCTACATACAGAGAAACGCCGAGAAGAAAGCGCATTTCTGATATTTTCGTAAAAGTAAGAAACCAGCTTACGAAGAGCAGCAGCCTTATACCATGTATTTGCTGGAATGAAACAGCGGACGAGGTGGCAAACTGGCTGCCGGGGGACACAGTAAAGTTGTTGGGGAGATTGCAGAGTAGGGAATATGAAAAGTTGATAGAGGAAATTTACGCAGACGGCGTAGTAACGGAAAGAGTAACAGAAACACGTACAGCCTATGAGGTATCAGTACACACAATCGGAAAGGCAGAGTAAAAATGAGCGTTGAGCATATCGGAAAAGGTTATGTAAAAATCTGCGTGAGTGAGGAAGAGTTAGAGGATAGCATAGCGGGACTTAGCCAGTTAAAGCCTATTCTGCAAGCGCAGGTAATGAAAGGGAACGGAAGAAACAGACAGCAGGGGCTTTTTGGTGCAGCAGAGCTGGGGAAACATTTTGACACAGCTATAGACGCAATGACAATGCTTTTAGCTGGACTTAAAGGAGAAAGCGAGGCACAGAATGAAGAGTAAAACAGTATTAGGAGCAGACGGCACAACAAAAATGCGGGAAATTACAGTAGGGATACATGGGAAAGGTGGAGAGGTAGGCATAAAGGCAGTACAGCGGCTTGCAGGCATGGTAAGCAGCTTAAAGCAGTGCCAGACACCGCAGGAAGTGTACGACAGATATTTACAGATTACGGGATACTGTAAATGCTGCATTGATTGCGATTTTATGGACGAAAAGGGAGCGGACGAGCTTATGTGCTTAGCTGCATATCTGGCAGGAAATGAGCAGGCGAGGGCAGAGGCGCAGCAGAAAGCAGGTAAAAAGGTATGATGAAAGTGTACATATGCAGTCCGTACCGGGCAAAGGACGGCGCAGAGCTGGACAGAAATATAGAATATGCGCAGGCACTTACAAGGCAGGCGATTAAGGCGGGTTTAGCACCGATTACACCACATTTATATATGACGCAGTGTTTGGACGAGAGAAAACCGCAGGAACGGGCGCAAGGGCTGGCAGCAGGCCTAGCGTTGCTGAAAAGCTGCGATTTTGTGATTGTAGGCGGCAAGTATGGTATCAGCGAGGGTATGCGCAGGGAGATAGAAACGGCAGACAAGCTAGGTATTCCCGTAGTAAACGCAGAGAGGCTGGAAGAGGTACGAAAACAGATAGACAAACTGCGGGAGCAGGCGGCAAATGATTACGCAAAAATGAACAGCTGCAAATTTTGCAAAGGCAGCCGCTTACATACTTGCACTGGGTACAGTTGCAAAGAGCCGTACCAGAGAGCCTACGATTACGCAATGAGCGAATTAGCCGCAGGCTGCATGGTGGTAAAAATTGAATAAAAAGGAAAAGCCCCTACGGTACGGGAATACCATAGGGGCTAAGCTATACAGCTTTTAAACCTACAAATATTATAAGCGAAGTATGGCAGAAAAGCAAGGAAAAATCACGGGCAGCAAGCCCGTTTTACCACTTGATAAAAGTATTAACTATCCGACAGATATAGAGAAAAAGGGGTAAGGGTATGCCATACGTAGAGAGGATAACCAGAGCAGGGAAAACGATAGAGGTAGAAAGGTATTTTACAAGCAGATATAAAAAGCCGGGGATAAAGAGAGGGGATAAGGTTAAGCCGACAAAGGAGCAGCAGGCAAAGGTAAACACCAGACAAGCGGAGAGAAAGTTAAGAATACTGATGAACGCTAATTTTGGTTATGGGGATTATCACTTAGAACTTGACTATATCCGAAAGAAAGGGCAGCCAGATAGAACAAAAGAGCAGATGCGTAAGGACATAGACGTATTTTTAAGGGAGTGCCGGAAAGAGTACAAAAAGGCAGGGTTAGAGCTTAAGTACATACACGTTATGGAGATAGGGGAGAGAGGTGCAAGGCATCATCATTTAGTGATAAATAAGATTGACACAGAGATTTTACAGCGCTGCTGGTATAAGGCATACGAGGGGCATAACCGTATAAAGGTTTTTCCTCTGGACGACAGTGGCAATTATGCGAAACTGGCAAGCTATTTTATCAAATATACGGACAAGCACAGAAAAGACGAGGACGGGGCATTGCAGGGCAAGCGTTGGAATTGTAGCAAGAACCTTGTAAGACCAGAGCCGGAAATAAGGGTAATTACAGATAGGCAGTGGTTTAAGGCAGAGCCGAGAGAGATAAAAGGATATTACGTGGATAAGGACAGCGTAAGCAAAGGCGTACACAGCCCGGATTATTACGGGTATGGGTATTTCAGATATACGTTAGTCAAATTAGAGGAAAAGGGGGGATAAGATGCAGATAATACAAGGACTGCTGATTGCAGCGGCGTTGATTGCGATAGTTTTATTGCTGTTTGTGGCATTAGGGCTGCTTGCGTTTGGGATAGCGGCAGACGTGATGCGGCGGCAGGACGAGTGGACAGACAACGGGAGCAGAAAGGAGAAAGCGGAAAATGATAGAGAGGCTTAAATACTGGTTATTCCAGAAAGGGAAAGGCTGCCACAGCTGCTGCATACGGTGTGAATATTTTGATATTTGCCGTTGGGACGTAATGACGGGAAAGACAGCAGAGCAGGAACAGACAGTAGAGCTGCTGGCAGTAGAGGCGGCAAGAAAGAACGGAAACACGGGGCTGCTGTATCGAATTTACAAGTATGTGGAGTTTAAGAAGAGGGCGAGGCGAAAATATGAGAAAGAATAAGAAGCCATTTTACAAAGAGTTTATGATAAAGCGTAGACCGAAAACACCAAAATGTATATGCAGCGGGGAAATAAATAGGGCATTAGGAATTATAAGCCCGTCGCTATGCATGATTGTGGCAGCAGGTGGAAAAGGGACAGATGCAGCAGAGCAGCTGGAAATATTTGAAAGACAGACAGCACGCTATTTGTGTTACAAAAGACAGCTTAATAAAGACGAATGGAAAATGTTATATAGGCAGCATAGGGAAGAGAGGCGAAAGCATGAAAAATTTTAGACTTGACGACGAAAGCGGGAATCAAGAGGCACTGTTTAGCTGGGCTGGGTATAACATGGGGCGTATGCCGGAACTGGAATATATGCACCACGTACCAAACGGAGGCAAGCGTGACAGAGCGACAGCGGTAGCGCTTAAGAGGCAGGGAGTAAAGGCGGGCGTGCCGGACATTGTTTTACCAGCTGCACGGGCAGGGTATCACGGGCTTTACATTGAGCTTAAGGCTGGAAAGAATACCACAACAGAAAATCAAAGGCGTTGGTTAGAGTATCTGCGGCAGCAGGGCTATTATACAGCGGTATGTTATGGCTGGCAGAAAGCGGCAGAGCTGATAGAACGGTATTTATTACATACAGAGGAACTGACAAAGGAGCAGGCAACTATTACATTGCGCTAAGAGGCAGGCGCAGGAAGTGAGGGAAAGAATGAAAACAATAAGTATTTTGAATTTAAAGGGCGGCGTAGCAAAGACCTTTACGGCGGTAAATATGGCATACGAGCTGTACCGCAGAGGCTTTAAGGTGCTGCTGATTGATAACGACAAGCAGGGAAATGCAAGCAGGGCGTATGGAAGATATGACGCAGAGAGTATAGCGCCGATAACAAGGATGCTTAGTGGGGAATGGCAGAGAGCAGGGGAAATTATACAACATACGGAGTATGAGGGAATAGACATTATAGCCGCTAATCTGTCACTTTTCGGAGCTGCATGGAATTTGACGAGGGAAGAGAATGAAAACCAGATAGAGAGATATAAAAAACTGGCGACAGCAAAGCTGCTGGGGTATGGCTGGGCGAAATTTGATTATATTGAAGTGCAGAGGGCTTACGATTACTGCATAATAGATAACCCGCCGGACATAGGGCTTAACGTGGTAAATGCGCTGGCAATCACGGACGAGGTTATAGTACCCGTGAAGATTGACGAGGACGCATTAGAGGGGCTGGACATTGTGGCAGAACAGATAGAGGACGCAAAAGCGTTTAATGAACGGCTACATCTGGGCGGCGTGCTGGTAACGTCCTACCAGAATACAGACGGAGAGGCGGCGGGCGTGGAATGGCTGGCGCAGAATGGAAAGTATAAAATACTGGGCGTTATCAGATATTCCAAGAAAGTAGCAGAAAGTTCATTTATGCGAAAGCCGATTTATGAATATAGCCCGTGCTGCGGAGCGGCGCAGGGATACAAGAAATTTATTACAGAGTACACGGGGAAAGCGAGATAAATTATGACGGTTTTTGAAATGTTTTTAAGTATATGGCTTTTTCTGTATAGATTAAAAAGAAAGGTACGGGCTTTAACAGAAAGTGATTTTAACCGTATGCTGTATAGCGACGATTTGACCTATGAACAGAAAATCTATTTGATTTATTTTAGATACGCATAAAGAAAAAAAGTGAGGGAAAGAACATGGCAAAGGCAAAATTTGGCTTAAATGATATTTTGAACGCAAAGAGCAGAGCTGCGGCAGCAGGCAGGGTGGAAGATTACGAAGAGATTTATTTAAGCCCTTATGAGGTTAAGGCTGCGCCGGAGAACACGCACCAGAGCTTAGAGAACATAGAAGAACTGGCAGACAGTTTTTTACACGTAGGGCAGGAGCAGCCCACGGTACTTGCAAGGGTAAACGGCGAGTTTCGGATAGTAGACGGGCATAGAAGAAACGCAGCAAATATTATGAATTTGGAGCGGGGGCATAAGGAGTATGAGAAAGTAAAGTACCGCTACAAGGATATGACAGAGGCAATGTATGAGCTGTCCTTACTGGCGGGTAATGGATATACGCAGGGGCTTACTGCATACGAAAAGACTAGATTAGTAGAGCGGACAAAAGCGGCGCTTATCCGGGCAAAAGAAGAGGACGGATTAGAGATTAAAGGCAAGATGCGGGACTTAGTGGCGGCTATGTTGAATGAGAGCAGCACAAACGTAGCCAGAATGGAGAGCATTAACAACAATGCCACGCCGGAGATTAAAGAGCAGCTGAAAAATGGGAACATGGGTATTACGGCTGCTTATGAGGCGGCAAAACTGCCAGAGGACGAGCAGAGGGAAATTGCGGAGCAGGCAGCAGGCGGCAGCGTAAGGGCAAAGGAGATAGCCGCAAAGGTGGCAGGAAAGAAAGCGGGGGACGATTACGAAACACCACACCCAGAAAGCATTACATCATTGTGTTATTCCTGCCAGCGATATAAAGATTGCAACGTAAAGACTGGGACTTGCGAGAAGTGCGACCAGTACATAAACAAGGCAGAGGCAGAAAAGACAGACGAGCAGAGGTACAACGAAGAGCAGGACAGAATAGACCGGGAAACAAAGAAAAAATTACGGGAGAAAGCGGACGCAGAAAAAATGGAGCATCTGCCAAGCGACGCAAAAGAAAAGAAGTATATCAGAGTTTCCGGGCAGACATTTAAAGCCGTATGTGCAGGGCTGTTGCCGTATTTGCTTTTGAAGTATGAAAAGTACAGCATCGGAGAGATTGCAGTTATACAAGAATTTGAAGAGGGCAGAGCCACTGGAAACACGAAAGAGGTATATATATCCTGCATGGATACAGAGGAAACGCATACAGCTATTGCAGGGGGCTACTGTGTTCTGGGAATTTGCGAAAAGGAGATAGCGGTAGAAAAAGGCTGGTTTAAAGAAGTGTCCGAAACGGACACCGAGGGGGGGGGGGCAACTTCCGGGACAAATGAGCATTGACGATTACGAAACAGAAAGCGAGGGCAGAGCATGAACTATAGACAGTGGAAAAAGAATTATAAAAAGCGGCATGGGGTAAACCCGCCAGCAAGTATAGACAAGAGAAAACGGAGAAAGGCGGTAGCAAGGGCAACAAAAGCCCTTGCTAAAGTTGATTTCATGGAAAGCATAGGGAGAGCCGCAGAAACATTAACGGGAGTAATGGCAAACTTTATGCGTGCGTTGGGGAATGGAATGGACGCAGCAGGGACAGTGTGCCGGAACGCAGCGGATTATATGCAGCCATTAGAGATTAAGGGAAATGTTCTTAGCTGGGAAGTAAAGCCAGTAGTATGCGATTATGGAGTATATGAAAATAACGCATTGAACGGTAGCAGCGTACTTAAACTGATTACAAACAGTAGGAGAGCGGCAGAAAAGATAGTAGAAATTATGCAGCAAGACAATTTAGAACACGTTAGACTTAACCAGCCGGAACGGATACAAAAAAGGCAGGACGCAGCCGACAGTTTGCGGGCAGCAGTTATTACAGCATACGAAAAAGGGGCGGTAGAAAATGGATAAAGATTTAGAAAATTGGCTTTACAGACCGATTTACCCAGAAGAGGAATTTTTAAAAAAAGTTGAGGCGGCATTAGGTTTTAAACTTTTTATCTGGCAAAAGGCTTTTATAGTTACGGGCGCATTTAGACAGTATGGAGCGACTACAGCAGAGATTTTAAGGGAACTGTTAGACATAAAGGCAGAACCGCTGGACTATACAAGACCACCAGAGAACGTAAGAGCCAGATTTTATAGGGACGAGCTTAGGGAAATACAGAAGAAATTACAAAGAGCAGGAATAGAAACAAGGCAAGTATTTTGGAGTGAAAAAGAAAGGCGTAGTTATTACTGGAAAAACGGAGCGCCGGAGAGATGCAAAAACCCAGATTGCAAAAACTGCCCGTTTCCACCATGCAGGAAAGGAGAGGCAAATAATGAGTAATATTTTACTTGCAATTATTGCATTGCTGCTGGTAAGCATATGGCAACAGCTCAAAGAGATTAACGAAAGAGGAAAAGGAGATATGAGCGGAGAAAGGGAGAAAAAGAGAAATGCAGAATTTAGAGGCAGAAAATAAGGGCGCAGCAATGACAACGCAGGAAATGGCAGGCGCAGCAGATAACCGGGTAACATTTACAGCGGCAGAATTAGAGGGGCTGATACAGAAAGCAGCACGGGCAGCAGTAGCAGAGTACAAAAGGCAGGAAGAGAAAGACAGAAAGCAGAATAAGTATCATAATACCTTTATGCTGATGAAATGTTACCGGGACGCAGCTTTTCACATTGAGAACGCAATAAGCGACGGGGAGCAGCTGGAACTTGCAGGAATGACAGACGAACAGCAGCGTACATACTTAGAGAGTATCAGACGCAGCCGTTTTAAAACTCTGATTATGACGGCACACATTGATAAGGCGGCAGAAGAGATAGAACGCAGGAGAAAGGCAGCAGACAGAGAGATAGAGTATAAGGCGTTTGAAATGTACTTTATGCAGGGCATGGATTATGCAAAGATTGCAGAGGAACTGGACACGGGAAACAGCACGCCAAGACGCTGGATAACAGCTATTATAAATGAGCTGTCGGTATTGTTGTGGGGAATGGACGAGGACAAGATAAGATAGCAGGAATAGGCAGCGTGACAAAAGAATGAAAAAAACATGAAATTTACATGGAAAAACAAAAGAGATATAATGGTAACATGAAAAGAGTAGGCGAGAGCTTAACCGCAGAGGTGGCAGCAGTAACCTACTCTTTTTTGTTTTCATTCTTTAGCCTCCACCCAGCGCATGAAACTTAGGGCGCTGGGATACTAAAAGAAAGAGAGGGGACAGCGTGAAAGAATGGGCTAAGAGTTTTTATTTATCGGCAGCGTGGGAGAATACCAGAGCTGCTTACTTAATGTCACAAGACTTTATTTGTGAGAGATGCGGAGAGCCTGCGAAGATAGTGCATCACAAGCGCTGGCTTAACCGTGACAATATCAATGACACAGACATAACGCTTAACTGGGATAACTTAGAGGCGTTATGCCAAGACTGCCACAACAAGGAGCATCATAAGAGCGCACCGAGGCTGCGTTATAGATTTGATGCAGACGGCGGTATAATCCCCCCTATGCAGAAAAGAAATTAAAGGGGACAGATACCGAGGGGGATACCCTAAAATTACCCTACGGGCGTGCGCAGGCGTGGTGTAGGGGGTGTGGTATGGGGCAGAGGAACTGAAAGCGGGGTAAAAGAATGGCAACAAGGAAAGAAAAGACAAAAGAACAGAGGATAAAAGCAGAAAAGACCAGACTTAAAGGAATTTTCAAAGACTTAGACGAAAACAAAAAGAAGTTAGTAACGCCGCTGATAGAAAAGGCTGCTTTTATGAGTGTCGAGCTGGACGACTTGCAGGCAATGATAGAAAAAGACGGCTGGACAAGCGAATACCAGAACGGGCAGAACCAGTGGGGAACAAAGAAAAGCCCAGAGGCAGAAACTTACATAGCCTTAAGCAAGAACTATGCAGCAATCATTAAGCAGCTGACGGAATTAGTGCCAGCAGCAAAGCGGAAAGCAAGCAAACTGGCGGCACTGCGGGAAGAATAACCCGGAGTGATACCGTATAAAAATTATATCTATGAGTACCACGCAAAGATTACAAGCGGCGAAATAATAGCGGGGAAATGGATAAAACAGATATATAAAATCATTGTGGACGCACTGGAAAAGCAGGAGTATTTTTTTAATGCGAAAGCTGCAAATAAGGCTATTAAATTTATTGAGAATTTTTGCCACCACAGCAAGGGGCGCAATGATTTATTGAAACTGGAACTATGGCAAAAGGCTATAGTTTCTGTTATTTTTGGAGTGCAAGACGAGGAAAAAATACGAATTTTCCGAGAAATATTTATAGTTATCGGCAGAAAAAACGGCAAGAGTTTATTTGCGTCTGCGATAATTGCATACATGGCATTTTTAGAGCCGGAATAATTTGGACGAGCTGAAAAAGGCTAACCCTAACATGGGCGTTTCCGTAAAAGAAAGCTTTTTCGTTGATGAAATAGCCGTAGCAGAGGGCAGCTTAAGCAAGAAAGCAGAGTTTATGACGAAGTATTGCAATATTAAGCAGAATAGCTCTATTGCATGGCTGGAATATACGACAGTAGACGGCGCAGGCGTTGAAAAGACCTTAGAGGACTTTAGGGACTGTTACGCCGTGGGCGGCATTGACTTAAGCCAGACAACAGACTTGACCGCAGCAAGCGTGGTAATTGAGAAAGAGGGTAAGCTATATGCGTTTACTCAATTCTTTATGCCACGGGGAAGAATTGAACACTTGCAGGCGACGGACGGCGTGCCTTATGACATATTTGTTAAAAAGGGACTGATTACTTTAAGCGGCGAGAACTACGTAGACTATCACGACGTTTACAACTGGTTTACTATGCTACTGGAAGTATACGGCATACGCCCGCTTAAGATTGGCTACGACAGATACAGCGCCCAGTACCTTATTACCGATATGGCAAATTACGGTTTCCACATGGACGACGTATATCAGGGCGAAAATCTTACGCCAGTTATCCGTGAATTTGAGGGCATCATAAAGGACGGAAATTTTAAGATTGCCGATAACAATTTACTAAAGACACATTTTTTAAACGTAGCGCTTAAGCACAATATGGAAACAAGGAAATTCAGACCGATTAAGATAGAGCAGCGAGCGCACATTGACGGTTTTGTATCGGTCATTGATGCAATGACGGTACGGCAGAAATACTGGGAAGAGTGCGGCGAGCTGCTGAAAAACGCCGCATAGAAAGGAGAGTGAACGGTATCAAATTCTTAGATTATCTTTTTCATGGGAAAGAGCTGCGATATATTGACAGCTATTTTAAGATGCTGAACGGGTACAGCCCTACGTTTACCAGCTATAGCGGCGGTGTATACGAAATGGACTTGACGAGAACGGCAGTAAATAATTTTGCCACGCATTGCAGCAAATTAAAGCCGGAGATTACGGGCAGCGCCCTTAAGCATCTGGAAAAAACATTACAGCATAAGCCTAATTATTTCATGGACACCACAAAGTTTATTAAGCGGCTTGCGACCTACGTAGCAGTAGAGCATACCGCTTTTATTGTGCCGATTGAGGACAAATTAGGCAGGCTATGCGGCTGGTATCCGCTGCGTGCGGAGCGCTGCGAGGTGGTAGAGGTAAAAGGACAGGTTTACTTACGGTATCTGTTTGCAAACGGGGAGCATGGGGCTATCGAATTTGAAAAAGTAGGTATCATAACCGACTTTGAATATACAGACGACCTTTTTGGAGAGGATAACCGAACGCTTAAGCCGACTATGCAGCTGATACATACGCAGAATGAGGGCATTATAAATGCCGTTAAAAATTCTGCAAATATCCGCTTTCTGGCAAAGGTGGCAAATATGCTGAAACCAGAGGATATTAGGAAAGAGCGGGAACGGTTTACCGAGGACAATTTAAGCGCCGACAATGACAGCGGAATGATTATTTATGATAATAAGTTTTCAGAGCTGAAACAAGTAGAGAGCAAACCGTACACGCCAAACGCATTGCAGATGCAGAACATACAAGAGAATGTATGCACGCATTTTGGCACGAACATGGATATTTTGCAAAACAAATTCAATGAGGAAACGTGGAACGCATACTACGAGGGAAAGATAGAACCGTTTGCAATCCAGCTTTCACTTGTTATGTCAAACATGACGTTTTCTGACAGAGAGATAGCGTGCGGAAATGCTATTACTTTTTCTGCAAACCGCCTGCAATATGCCAGCAACGCTACAAAGCTACAAGTAAGTACACAGCTTTTTGACCGTGCGCTGTTGAACCGTAACGGGGTAATGGATATATGGAATATGTCACACGTAGAGGACGGGGAAAAGTATTATATCCGAAAGGAATATACGGAAGTAAGCGAGCTGAACAACAGCAACAAAGAGCCGCAGATTATCATACAGCAGATACCGCAGGCAGGGCAGCAGGGTACAGACGACGGAAAGGGAAAAGAACCAACAGAGGGCGAGACGAAAGAGCCGCCAGACGACGGGAAACAGAAAGAGGGTGTAAATAATGCCGATTAAGAAAGAGAGGGAATATAGGGCGCTGGCAGCGCCGCTGACTGCGCAGGCAGCAGCCAAAAGAATAGATACAGACTATTACGTAGAGGGGTACGCTACAACTTTTGACAAGCCGTACCTGCTTTATGAATTTGAGGACGGGACAAAGTTTTACGAAAGAATAGACGCACACGCACTGGACGGCGCAGACATGAGCGACGTTATCATGCAGTACGACCATGCAGGCAGGGTATTTGCCAGACAGTCAAATAAGACGCTTATTTTAGTGCCAGACCATAAGGGGCTTTTAGTAGCGGCTGATTTAGGAAAGACAGATTTAGCCCGTGGGTTGTATCAGGACATTGAAGCAGGCATGATTACTAAAATGTCATGGGCGTTTACCGTGGCAGAGGAAACATACGACAGAGTAACACGCACGAGGACGATTTTAAAAATTAAAAAGGTTTATGACGTATCCGCAGTGAGCATACCAGCAAACGGGGATACCGAAATAAGCGCCCGTAATTTTGCTCATAGGAGTTATGAGGCAGAACGGCAGGAGTTGCTTAACAGACGGGTTGCACTACTAAAGATTAGGGCAAATTTATAACATGAAAAAAGGAGAGCAGAAACCATGAGATTAAAGGAGATTGAGGCAAGATTAGCCCAGATTAGAAACGAGCTGAACACCAGAGCGGCAGAACTGACCGCAGAGGAAATTACAGCACTGGAAACAGAGGTAACAGACTTGCAGGAAGAGCGCACGCAGATTGTGGAGCAGGCAGAGAGAAGAAATAAGTTGCTTGCCAGAATTGCGGCAGGAGAACCGATTGACGACGGAGTAGAAGGAGAGGGAACAACGCCGACAGTGCTTAGAAACTTTAAAGGGGCAGCAGGCGAGGGGGACGACGGCGACAAGTACGGAAGCATGGAATACAGAAAGGCATTTATGCGTTATGTATGCCGTGGTGCAGCTATCCCAACAGAGTACAGAGCAGATGCAGTGAGCAGCACAACGGACGTAGGCGCAACAATCCCTACAACGGTACTGAACCAGATTGTGCAGAAATTGGAAAGCACGGGTATGATTTTGGCGCTTGTAACCAGAACCGCATACAAGGGCGGCGTGGCTATCCCGGTATCTACGGTTAAGCCTACTGCAACATGGGTGGCAGAGGGAAAAGGCAGTGACAAGCAGAAATTTACCGCCGCAAAAGACGGCATGATTACTTTTGCATACCACAAGCTGCGCTGCGCCGTTGCGGTAAGTCTGGAAGTTGACACAATGGCAATCAGTGCTTTTGAGGCTATGCTGATTAACAACATTGTAGAGGCTATGACAAAAGCACTTGAGCAGGCAATTATCAGCGGCGACGGAAACGGAAAACCGAAAGGAATTTTAAACGAAACACCAGCAGAGGGGCAAAAACTTACCAGTTTAAAGCCTGCTTATGCAGACTTAATTGCAGCAGAGGCAGCATTACCGCAGGCATACGAAAACGGGGCAGTATGGTGCATGAGTAAAAATACTTTCATGCAGTATTATGGACTGACAGACAGCAACGGGCAGCCTATCGGCAGAGTAAATTACGGTATCGCAGGAAAGCCAGAGCGCTTTTTACTGGGCAGGCAGGTAGTGTGCTGCGATTATGTACCTACATACAGCACCGGAGTAGCAGAAAATACAGCATTTGCGTTCCTTTTCAACTTTAAGGACTACGTGCTTAATACCAACTATGCAATGGGGGTAAAGAAGTACGAGGACAACGACACAGACGACAAAGTAACAAAGGGTATCATGCTTGCAGACGGCAAGGTGGTTGATAAAAACAGCCTTGTTACTATCTGCATGGGAAAAGCAATGTAAGAAAGCGGGTGCATGGCGCTTATAAAGCGCCGTGCGCTGGAAAGGTGGACACTATGAAAGGGCATTTAAACATTAAGGAACTGGAAAAGTACAAGAAAGCAGATTTGCAGAAACTTGCGGAAGAGCTGGGCGTAAGTACAGAGGGAACAATCAAAGAACTTGCGGAACGTTGCGCAGAGGTTGAGGTGGAGATACCAGACGAAAGCGAGCTGACAGAAGAGGAAAAAGAGGCAGCGGAGCAGGCGGCGGCAGAATATGACGAGGAAAACGAACAGAAAGAGCCGGAAAAGGACGACGAACCGCAGGCAGCCGGAACGGTTACGGTAGAGGTTGTAGGAATGTATTTAGACCGAGTGCTAAACGAAGTGAAAGAGCCGGGAGAAGTTTTTACTGTAAGCCGTGAACGGGCAGCAATTCTGGAAAAAGCAAAGGTTGCAAAAATCAAAGAGTAAGCATCTGGGCTATGGAAATGTAGCACAGCTGTATTTTTAAGAAAGTGGGTGCTGGGTATGGCAGCAAATGCCACAACATTAACAGAAAAGATGCGGGCGGCGCTGCGTATCAGCAGCACAAGCGAAAAAATCACAGAAGAAATTAACGACTGTATAGCTGCCTGCAAAGCAGACCTTGCAAATGACGGCGTAAAACGGATTGACGAAAAAGACGGGCTGATAATCAGAGCCGTTACGCTGTACTGTAAGGCTGAATTTGGCTATAACAACAATGCGGAAAAATTCAGAAACTCATACGACACACTGAAAATGCGGCTTTCCATGTCAAATGAATATAACACGCCGGAAGTGTCCGAAACGGACACCGAAAGCGGGGAAAGCGAGGGATAAAATGGCAGAATGGGTGGACGAATTAACGCTTGTAAGTGTGACAGAGCCGGACGAGCGGGTAAATAGCAACGGCTTTGCCGAGCCGGGGAAAGAAAGCAGGCGTACTGTTTTCTGCAATATGAAATCAGTAGGCTATAATGATATGAGAATGTGAAACTTTTTCTGTAAAATTAACTACGATAAGGTCCTTCTATGATAAAATAAATATCATTAGGAGGGC